CTGGAAAATCGACAATAGGAGCAAAAATTGAATTTCTGTACACGGCTCTAGAAGAAGTAAGCAATTGCTTAATGGACACAAAAGCTTCTCCCATACATGTTTTGACTGGTGTCATAGAAGGATCCTCCATAGGATATCCTCCGATACGACGAACAGATGAAACATTGGAGACAATATTCATCTGAGCGACAACTGCTGGTCCTCCGGTAGCAACAGGGCAAGCAACTTCATAATCCTCTCCAGCAGAGTAAAAACAAAGAACCTTAATTGATGAGGAAACAGTGTCGTTGACCGTCAGTGGGTTCAACACTTTCACGTAAACGGTACCAATGGGTGTTCCCATGGGCAAGTAAGATTGGTTTGAAAGATAAGGCAGATTTATGGTAACATCTGTGGAATCTTTAAGATCTATAATAGTTCTCAAACCATTTTGGGAAAATGAATTTCCTACAACCACGGTGCCTGATTCTCGTGGTTCAAAAACAACCATCACCTTCCCTGTGTGAAACTGAGTTTTCACGAACTTGAGGTTTAAATTAACGGAACCTCTGTAATACTTAAAATATCGCGAAAGAAAACTGTACGGTGGACCATACTTTAATGTGTAATTTTGAGAATTGATAGCATTGGTGCGAATAGAAAACATTTGGCTGATGTTCTTGGAATAAATGGTAGCATCAGCAGAACTTGTCACATCCCACGTAAAATCATCAACGTAAGCAGGTATAGATTTAAGATAAGAAAAAGACATCTCATCATCTACTGTTCCACCTACATTTGTTAATGGTTCCAAGTGATTCGCTGCATCAAGAGCCATCACATGTGATACATTCGCCCCAGAAAAATTATGTAGAAATCTCGTGTACTGATTGAAAATGGGAGTGGCAATACTCTCATAAATAGGCTTAGACCAGCCAAAAGCAGAGAAAATACCAGAAGCTCCCTTAAGGATGCTTGTTGCGGTGCCAACATATTCTCCAATAAACGGGATATTCTTAAAATAAGACACGGGTTCAACTAAGTTGTCCAGTGTCGATGAAATAATGCCTTTCTGAGCCATATTTTGTCGCTCACGTTTCAAAACTCGAACAACTCTGTTTGATGACTGAGCTGTTGGAGCAGAAACGTCAACGTCTTCAAAGTGCATAGAAATAGTATATTGAGCTGCGCTTGCTCCAACGCCTACGGCCAAAGGAGAAAGAACAGTCAGGAAAATCGAACCCCATCCTGATTCAATATTACCACCAGAAAGATCATAATGTGAAAATGGTGAAATATA